CTGTTGGTCCGTCCATCTTTCTGTCCTAATGCTTTCGCCCATATTCTCCATGCCTTACGAATCGTCCGACATCTTTGAGAAGTCATTGACCTTTTCAAATTTAATTGTCCTTAAAAATTTATCTACTAGTATTTCCCCTTTATGAGAAATAACAAAAACGTTAGTGTCATTCCCGAGACTACGGAGAATCTTAAGAAGTTCATTAGTGCCTTCTGCGTCCAAAGAACTATCAAAGACCTCATCAAGAATGAGTAAGTTGGTGGCAACACTGTTTTTCATCCTGGCGACCTCACGCCATGTAAAGAGAAGAGCCAGATCAATCTTCTGCTTTTCACCCTCAGAGAAAGAAGCGTAAGAAAACTCATCTCTAAAACGACTCTTAATAATTTCACCAAATTCTTCATCAAGGGTAAAGTTGACAAAGAAATCCATACTGTGAAGATATTTATTAATCAGGTTATTAAAAATAGGAACGTATTTCTTGATAATCTGACTTTTGATACCAGAGTCTTTTAACAGAGAGGAGATAATTTGATACTCATCTAAGGTTTCACTAATCTTACCACAATCAGTTTTAGTAGTTTCCAGATCTTTTTTGAATTCAACCAGAGTCTGTTTCTCTTTATTTAAATTTGGTGTATTTGTTTGCAGTTCCAACAACTCTTTAGTGATTGCTAGATTCTCCATTTCAAGACGAACAATTTCTCTATCACACCGAGACATTCGACTACGAACCTCAACAGATTTTTTAGAGAGTTCTTCACACTGTTCAACAATTCCAATCGCATCAGCAATTTCAGTTGTCAAACTTTTAAACCGTTTCGTCAATTCTTTACCTGCGATTTCAAGATTACTAATTGCAGCATTCTTAAATGCAGGTTCGATCTGCTGAGAACAAGTAGGACACTCATCATGAGTTTTAAAGAACTTTAATTCTTTTGCAGCACCTTTCAATTCGGTATTAACTTCTGCCTGCGACTGCCTCAAAGTAGTCAAGAGTTCTTTTTGACCATCAATAGTACAAGTCTCACCCTCTAAATTATCAAGTTCTTCCTGATACTTTTCTTTATCCAATGCACTCTGTTCAATCAGAGATTGATTACTGGTAATTTTATCTTGCTTTTCTTTTTGTCGGGTATCATTAACCTCTTCCAAAGAAGCAATTAGTTTTTCTTGAGATACAACTTTCTCTTCTGCAAGATTCAAAAGATGACCACAATCTTTACTTTGACTCTGTGCTGTTCTCACTCTGTCTTTCAACAGAGAATTCATGTTCGAGAAGATGTTGATGTCAAGTAGATCTTCAATAACTTCTCGTCGGTGAGCTCCTGGGAGCTGCATGAAGGGGACAAAAGTTGACGATCCGAGTATAACAACTTGAGTGAATGATTTGAAATTAAGTTTGAGGACTGATTGCTCCAAATACTTTTGGGTGTCTTTTGCAGCAGCGTCCTGGTCAACCAGTTTGTTATTCTTGTAAAGTTCAAAGACATTTGGTTTTGCTCCTCGGAATACCCGATATTCATCACGACCTATAGTAAAGCACACTTCAACCTTTAGACCCTTTTCGTTGATACTGTTTACCAACTGTCCACGATTGATCTTTCGGAATGGTTTGTTGAACAAAGCAAAGCACAAGGCGTCCAGCATAGTGGACTTCCCTGCACCGTTAGCACCAACAATAAGAGTAGACGAGACAGTATTCAATTCAATCTCAGTCCACTGATCACCCGTCGAAAGAAAGTTTTTCCAACGAATGCTTTCAAAAATAATCATAGTATGTCGGGAATTACAAAATCATTAGGGGTTACTATCGTGTACTTATATCCAAAATTTACGCAGTTGTAAGCAATTACTTCTGGATCTACTTCCATAATCGCTAGATCATCTTCATAGTCATCAGCTTCTAACAGTGTAACATATCTTTCGGCATCATTGCGTTCTTGAAAACATTGAACTAATTTTTTAGCAGGATTGGTTTTATCTTCGACAGCGTAAACACCGCCGCTTTGTTTATCTGTTAGAATGAACATTTATAACTCCGAAGCTTCCATGTAGAGGGACCGCATAACAGATTTAATATTACCTTTATTTGCTTTCAAATCTATTTCATCTATGTAGTTATCTAACAATGACATTGTATCTTCGGTTTCCATCACTACACTACCGTTTTCTAGATCCAGACTAAGATCTTCAATAATTTTCAAATCCGCGAGACCCATGTTCTGTAGTTGACTAACGGCATAGTCAAACTTTGCATAGTCTCCTTTCTCTTCGACAATTAGTTTGACATAGGATCCTTTGAGTTCTGACTCGTCGGGTATACTAAGTGAACCATTATAATAAAGTTTATGAAAAGTGTTAAAGGGATTCCTATAAAAAGTAGTCTTGAGAGTATCTGTATCAAAGACATGGAATCCTCTCTTGCATCCGTAGTCATTCCAGTATAGTTGATAGGGGTTACCAAGATAGTATACATTATCACGATTAGATTTCATGTGATAATGACCACTAAAAACTTTTTTGAATTTTCTAAAGATAGAATGGTCCATACCATTCTCCATCATATGACCAGGATGAGCCTCAAACCCGTTAAACTCAAGATGACCCATAGCGACAGGAGCAGAACTTTCGGTAACAGCTCGAAGGGATTCGTCTCGGTTTTCGTCACATATCCAAGGCAAAAGAAGTATATGAAGATTATCGAAAGTAGCGGTAGTAGGTTCAGTATAGACGGTGATGTTGTCGTATTCTCCAAGTAATTCACTTGGGGCATTAACTCGTAAAGTGTTTTTGTAGTAGATATCATGATTGCCTACAAGCATGTGCATCTGTACATTACGTTCTCTCAAACGGTCAAACCACATCTGCTTTGCAGCATCAAGTGACATAAAGTTAATGGATCGACGTTTATCAAACGTATCTCCTAACGCAATAACCGTATCAATGTTATAAGCATCAATAAATGGGAGAACTACGCTCCCATAAAACTTTTTGTAGTGATCTAAAAAATGCGGATTATCATTACGGACACCGAAGTGTTGATCTGTAATCAATAAAATCTTCATTAGTCAGGGTTACGTCTTTGGTCACGTCTAGACACGTTTCTAGTGTTAGATTCGATTCTAGATTTGATGTAATTATACTCGGTTCTTTGATCCCCGTCAACATGCATAACCTCGTCATAGCCTGAGCGTTCAATGATTTTCTCTTTAATATCCATCTGACGCTTCTCTTTGGCAATACGTCTCAAGAACGCAAAGTAAACAATCTGAGTAAAATATGCAAAAGGGTTTCTAGATTTCTCTGGATTAAAATTATCGATATACTGAATACAGTTTTCAATTCCATCACAAATCATGTCATCTTTATACATGTAGTTGATGAAATTTGGTTTGTATGATAAATGTGTTGCAATCTTTAAAAAGCAACCTCCAATGTAATTATTTACACGAGGTTTATCAAGACCTTTAAGTTTGGCAATATCAACCTCTTCCTTGTACTTGATAATAGCAGCAAGGAACTCTTGGTTATCTACATAATGCTGTTTCTGTTTTCTTGCGGTCTTCATACTTTTATTGCTTTGTTTTCATTATAGCACAGTTGACAGAAGTGTCAATTCCCAGTAGAATAACCATGTAAGGGTTCAAGGGTTACTAGGCTTATTCTTAAATATCTTTTCAAAGAGTTTCCTAGCATCATCAATCGTTCCCACATAACCACTTGCTTGGTCGGGATTTGCTTTTAGTTTATCCTTTCCCGAGGTGGGGTCCTCGTCTGCAATATAAGATTCATACATGAAGATCACTTCTTTACTCATTGCAGATACTGTAATAATATCTTTTTCGCGGAAGATGTAAAAATCCTCATCAGATAATTGCATCCATTTACAGAATCCCATGCCACGATGAACTTTTCCATCTTCACCTTCTTTAGTGACAATTTGAACGCATACAGGATCTGATATAAAAACTAAGGTTTCCAACTCATCATTAGTGAGAATTGCTTTACCAAGCACTTCATCACCACTAACAAGTTTAAATACCCCGTAAAATTCTTCGTCGTGTTTTGCGTAATTAATCATAAGCTTTTAATTTTACATCTATGATTTCATAATTAAATTTTTCTTGGTTATATACCTTGACTCTTTCCATCAAATGATTGAGGGTGTAATTGTGACCTCTATCAGTGGAGATATCGTCTGCAATATCATATAATGTTGCTTGAGATTTATTTTCGCCTTTCCTTAGCACACGACCGATAGACTGTAAGTTGCGTACTCTAGACTTAGAAGGACTAGCAAAAATAACATTATGTAAGTTTTTGATGTTAATGCCTGTTGAAAATGTTCCATATGATGCGATAATGATCGCATTGTCTGAACGTTCAGTTAACGCTCTAATCTCTTCGCGGTCATCCACATCAACTCCGCCATGAACAAAATGGACTGGTTTGTCCGTGGAACTATTTATCAGTTCGTAAAGAGGGACTCCATGACGTTCTACATAGTTGAAGAGTACTAAAGTGTTACCCGTAAGGTCTTTTGCAAGATTGCGGATAAACTTGTTTCTATATTCATGTTCGATAAGATATCCTATTTCATCTTGATATCCTTCAAATAATTTTTCTTCATGCTTTAGAAGAATAATTTTAACTTTTAATTTTGCAACATATCCCTGTTTCATCAGTTCATTAGTCCTGGTGACTTGAGAACATCTACCAAATAATCCCTCTAATACTAATTGATTGACATTGGCACCATCTAATGTTCCTGTAAAACCAATTCGATATTTACACTCATGAAGCTTGCTCATCAAAGAAGTAAGAGATTTAGCTTTGAATTGGTGCGCCTCGTCACCGATCACAACGTCAAACCGATCAAACCACTTTCTAGGTTCTTTATAGACAGACTGCCAAGTGGTGATTACTACACTATGATCCGTGTATTTTTCTTGCCCCGCATATATCTTGTGGCAATCTTTGGTCGCCATCCATCCATATTCCTCAAAGTCTTTGTACATTTGCTCTACAAGAGACGTAGTAGGAACAATGATTAAAACATTTCTATTAACATTAGTATGATAACGCACCAATGCATAGATCATCAAAGATTTTCCTGACGCTGTGGGGGACAGCAACAGTCGCCTGTTGTGTTTTAGTGCTTCATAAATTGCCTTATATTGATAATCTCGCACCTGAAGATTCGGGGGTAGGTGCAGTGATTTTACGAACCCTACAACCGACCTGGGAGTAATTAATTCATTCTGTTCTAATGGGTGCCCGAAATATTCACACTGATCTATTTTATATTTGTATCCCTTTTCATCTGCCCAATCTAAAAGATAGTCGATGAGACCACAATAAATCTCTCCCGTTGCTGGAGAGTATAGGCGAATCTTTCCATCCCAACCTTTGTAACGTCGGGTCTTCTGCATAAACTTTGCAGACTCTATTTCAAAGGTAAAGAAGTCTGCTAATTCATAATTGATGTG